CGCTTGTGAATCCCCATGGATAGAACATGGCCATGTATTCGTCAAAACTGGCCGCGCCAAGATCATTATCTTCCAATGCCAATGAAGCATTGTTGCCCCAATTGCTTAAACTTGTTGCATCACTGTGTAATCTTGCTGGAGTGTCACCAACAACAAACGCTGTTAAACCGCGGTCATAGTTTAGTGTAATCATTTCGCCAATTAGTTCTGGATATCCTGGGCAAGCAATCAAGTTAAACACACGTTGATCTTCTTCACGAATCTCTTGGTTAGCGTTTGTCAATGCTTGTAGTGCTTGTACAATAACTTTACGTTGTGCTTTACGTCCAAATGTACCTGAACCGTCTTCTTGGTTGCCAGCTTCGCTAACCCAACGATGTGGATAGTAAGCTGCCATTGACACATCATTCATACGTGGATTGTCTGCATTTACGTCAACTGAGTTGCGTACATATTTCTTAACATTGAATCCGCTTCTACGCAAGTTCCATAGCAACATACCTTTTGGATATAGTGCTGGATCTGGAGCATCTGGATCCAAGAAGTCGCTTGTTAACAAGTCTGCAATTAAGCCAGTTTCATCGCTGTTTGCGCCGGCTGTGTTGTAACGTGCATCAGCAAATAAAATACCATCTTCTGTACTTTGATCTGCTTTGTTGACCAGTCTCCACTTTAGTAGTGTACCGTCATATTTGTAAATTGTTGGATAGTTTTCAATATCAGCAGTGTCAATCCAAAGGTCACCGTTCTTCAATGCTGTGCCATCGCTTTGTAGTTCTGGCTCAGTGGCCGCAACAATTGGACCAGCTGGGTCTGTTTTGTTTGCGCTTACTGCATTGTAAAATGGACTTGTTGCACTTTGATATCCAACCCATGTGCTACCGTCATGTACCATAACGTCAACTTCGTCAACCACGCTGTTGTACCATAGGGTACCGTTAGCTGTTAAACTTGTTGGTGCTGTGCCACTTGCTGTGAATAGCAATGGACCCCATAAACTGGCAACAAAATCGTTTGCTGTATCGCCTGCTGGTGCTGTGTACAAGTTTGCAGTACCTTGTTCAGTTACTGCGTTGTATGCGGCAAAACCTGCTAGTGCTAGAGGAGTTCCTGAACCATCATTTAAGCGGAATTCTCCGCCTTTCATGTGGCTAATAACCACACGATTTTGACTGTCCACTGAAGCTTCAACGTTTGTAAAGCCAGCTGAGTTAATTTTTTCAGCAATCAAATCAGCATCTGAGCTTGCACCAACTGCTGTAAACGTGATAGTTTTGGCAGCGTCCAACGCCAGTTGAGCTGTTAAAGATTCTTGAATAGTGAATGTTTTTGCACCAGCTGACACTTGTGTAGCAATTCTATCAGATTTAATAGTTGTTGCACCAGTAGCTGTTTTTCTAAAAACTTTATAGTCAGCAATGCGTGGTGTATTATCAGAACCTCTGTCTTCTGTGCTGTTTGTTTTGACATACACTGTGCCAGCTGCCAAGTTTGCACCACCACCTGATCTGTCTAGGTAATATAGTGCGGCATGACCGTTGTCATACAATGGTGCAGTCACTGCTTCAAATGCATCAGTTGCTGAGTTGTAACGCTTGACACGGAATCTTGCGCCTGCATTTGGCTCTGTTGTCTTGACCCAAACACTGCCACTTGGACGTGGTGCTGTGTCAGTTGACTTAAATGTTGGAACATTTGTGTGTGGTTGTATTGCCAGTCTAGGAGCATAGTACGTTCCTGCGGCAATACCTGTTACTGAAGCTGCCGCTGTGGATGCAATGATTGTGCCAGTACCAACAGCAATAATAACAGCATTTGAACTTGAACTATCTTCGCTGTCTGTTGTTGTTTGGTTGTTGGAATAAATTTCCAACTTGCCGTTTACTGCGGCTGCTGTCACACCAGTTGCCGCTGGCATGGCCAAGTTAATTGCTGTTGCCAGTGATGCCACTGTTGTTCCGCTTGCTGTTACTGTAACACCGTTAATTGTAAGTGTGTTACCAGCTGTGATTGTTGGGTTAGCCTTTGTGCCAGCAACAGTTGGCCATGAACTTGCCCAATCTGTGCTACCAACCTTGACCCATGCACCGCTACGATTCTTGTAGAACAGCGTGTCTGGAGCAGTATAGTCAGTGTTTAAATCGCTTAAACTTACAACAGCATAATCACCAATTGCGCCAACGCTGGCTTTTGGTGTTGGAGTTGTTGTAGCTGTGTCTGAGTAGCTAACAACTTTGGTTGTATCTGTAATTACTATTGGAGTAATTTCAACAAATGATTGACCAGTGCCTGTTGCTGTCTTTGCACTGCCGTCCCACTCAAATACTCCATATGCTGTGTTAACAGTGTCTAACCAGTATGTGCCATTGCTTGGATCTGCCGCTGGAGCATCTGCACTTGCGTTCAATGAAGCTAGGTCAATGTCAGCACGTACTACATAAGCACGATTGCTTACACCTAACAAACTGTAGGCCGCTTGTAGTCCGTATTCGTTTTGCTCGCCAGCGTGTATTGGATTGTTGTTTGCGTCTGTTTTGAAAACTGGATTTCCAAAAGTATCTACAAGATCCTTCTGGCTTGTGATTAAGTAAGTTTTGCCAGCGTTTGCGGCAAGTGTTCCTGGTGCAATTCCAGTTCCAGCGCCGTTAGTCTTATTCTCTTCTGAAGCAATAATTACTAGTGGTACTGTGCCTGGAGCGGCAGGTGTATAGAAACTTTCATCTATAACTGTTACACTTACGCCTGGTGATGATAGTTGTGCCATTGTATGGTCTCTCCTAAGATTCTTGTTAATGTATTTAGTGGAATTTGGCAAAACCATTGCGTTAATACACACTGAAAAGGGACCGAAAAGGTTAGGTAAATAACTTTATGAGCAGACCCATGTGCATTTGCGGTTTTAGACCCGCGGCAATCAACTATAAAAAAGAAGGTAGAGTGTTTTACCGTAAACGCTGTGAGACTTGCATACGTCACGGAGGCATAGCGCATGGCTTTCCTAAGTGGTACCTAGATGGCTATAGGCAAAAAGACCATTGTGAAAAATGTAATTACAAGAGCAAGTACAAAGAGCAGTTTAATGTGTTCCATATTGACGGTAATTTGAATAACAGTCGTCCCACTAACTTAAAAACTATATGTGCAAACTGTCAACGAGTCCTACATAAAGAGGGCGTTCACTGGCGTCAAGGTGATTTGGTGCCAGACCTTTGACTTGGGCAAATAGGTTGTCTATACTGCCGTTGTTGTCTAACTCTATATCAAATTCAGTGCCAATCCAAGCCCATTCACTGGCATGAATCTTACGCTGTTTCATTTCTTGAACTGACCAGTTGTGATCGGCGTTTGCGGCCAAGGCAGTGTCATACCAATCAGGCAGTGGGCCACGTTTGACCCAAGCTATGGTACCGCCGGCGTTTTTGATCGCCAGTATCTCATTGGGGAATCTACAGTCACTGATAACAATGTCATCTTTACTGGTGCGTATTTTGTTTTCTAAACTGGCAATCCAGATATCGTCGTGAAACGCTTTACGGCACACTTCTGTACCCCAATATTGTAGCACGTATCTTGGGGTTATTTGCATGCCTAGTCTATTGCTCCACCAAAAATCAATTTGTTCCCGCCATTCTCTAGCTTCTTTGGTACGACCTTCCAGCATGGTTCTGTCCCAGCCAAACACTGAGGCTACTGCATCTTTAAGGGTGGAGGCGAAACTTTCTCTTCGAAATTCGTGAAAGTTAACTAGATAGTCAGCAACTGTGTCCTTGCCTGACCCGATAAAACCGCATATTCCAATAATCATAACGCCTCCTGTAGATATGCAAATATTAACAGGTTTTTTGGGTTATGTCAACAGTTTATATGCCGTATTTGTTCTTTTTAATTTTTGCCACAGGACTGATTTTATTGGTTGTATCCAATTCTTTACTTGCCATGTCACCGTGATTGAGGTCTTCATAGTCAGCGCCCACTGCTTTGGCCGCTTGTACAAACATTTCGTTTTCTATTTCAGTATATGGGTGTACTGTTTTCTTTTTACCGTGCCAGCTTTTTGCATCAATATTCAATGGAGTAGTTCCGTCAGATCCGGCCATTGCTTGACCCAGCTTGAATGCCACGTAATCGCTGTTAGCTCTTTCTGCATCGCTGTATATGCTGATGCCTCGGCTGGACTGGCTTTGGCGTTTTGATATGTGAGCCTGTTTTGATTCTGAAATGATATCTATAACTTTCATTATTATCCAAT